CATTGCTTGCTGCATTTGCTGCTCTTGCATCTTGTACAGCCTGTGCTGCTGCTGCTATGTCTCCTTGTGAAAGTGCATCGGCAATGCTGATTCTTGATTTGCCCTGCTGAATAGCATCTTGATTTAATTTATTAACTTGTTCAAGGGCTGCAGCCTGTTTATCATATTTCTCATTAACTGATTCTGCTTGTTTGTCAATCAAAGAAAGATCATGGTTTAGTGCATTTGTTCTCTTTGTAATTGGATCTAGTTTTTCTGCATAGTCAGCATTTACTTTATCTAATGCTGCTTGGGCTTCATCAACAGCAGCCTGAGCCTTATCAACTGCAGGTTGATACTGCTGTCTCACTCTTGCTTCTTGAATTCTAAACTTTTCCATCATAACTTCATAATTTTTATTAAACACATCCATCTGTGTTTTAATATTATTTATGCCAAATGGATCTCCAATGCCTTTAATTTTTTCAAGTCCAGAAGCAACATCATCAATAAGTGTTTTAATATCTTTAAAGTTTGTGCCAGCCTTTGCTGTATTCATAATTAACGTAGATAGTCCTACATCTCCCACAAGTTCTGCAGCCTTTTCTGCTGAATATCCTGCTTTAATTAATTTATCATATGCACTAAGTTGTGTCTCAATATCTTTCTTTTGTTTTTCTAAACTCATTCTTGCTCCAACAGCATCTGACTCAACCTGTGCTATTCTAAGTGTTTCAATTAATTCTTTCCATTTTTTAAGATCAACTTTACCAGTTGCAATACCTGCTGCAATTAATGAATCTCCTGCTAAAGTTGCTGCAGATGCTGCATCAACGTTTGCTGCTCTAAGCATTTTATATGCCTTAGACTGTTGTTGCAAAGCCAGAGTCATTTCTTTTATATTTCCAAGGGCAGTTGATTTTGCAGCACCGCCTGTATCAGCACCACCAGTTATTTTGCCTGCTTCCTTATTTACCAAATCCATTACGGCTTGAATGTCTGCCATTTCTTTTCTAATGTAAGCCTTAACTCTAGATGCTGCTCTTTGTGCTCCACTATCTGCGCTAGTTGATGCTGCTCTTAATGTTTCAATCATTGCTGGAGTAATGGTTGCTACACCCAGTGCTGCAGCCTTTGCAATAAGCATTTGATCTTTAACATTTTTAATACCCAATGCTGATTTTGCAAGAGGTCCTGGAAGATTTTTAATTACATTTTCCATTAAAACTAATGCCTGTGGTTCTGGCATATCCGTTATTGTTTTTGATATTGTTTCAAAAGATTGATTAAACTGTTCTGCATTTATACTTCCATTTTCAAGTTGTCCTGAAAGACCATTCATCATTCCAGCAAATGCTTTTGAAGTTAGATTTAAATTCTTTTGTAATCCCTTAGTTAACTTTTCATTTGTTATTGTAATAACTTTACCAGTTGAATAATTCATTGCATAAGATGTTGATTTTGAATATCCTTCTCCAAATTGTTTTCCAAATGAATTACCTAATGTTTTTGCACTCTTCTGAAGTTCTTTTTGTCCTTCTTTTGTTGCAAGATCTATTTTAGCAAAATCAAGTTTAAGGTCAGTCTTGCCAGACTCTTCTTGTAATGCTTTTAATATTGTATCAATATTATCTTTTGCAAAACCCTTACCTTTTAATTGAATTGATAAAGACTTTAAAATAAGTTCTGCTTGTTTGTTTGTTGCACCTTTAAGGGATTGAATATCATTCTTAAAGTCTTTTTGGAAACCTTCTGAACTTTTTAGTTCATCAACCTGTGTTCTTTTTTCTTGATTAAGAACAAGAGATGGACCAGTTCTTTCCATTCTAGTTGTTTGAGGCTTGACACCAAAGAAATCGCCAAGTGTTTTTAATTTGTTACCTGAAAGAAGTGCAGCATCTCCAAGTCCTTCAATTGCAAGACGTGATTTTTCTTGCTGACTCTTTATAAGTTTAAATCCTAAATATAATCCTGTAAGAACAGTAGTTGCTATTCCAATTGGTCCAAGGAATTTTGTAATCCCAAGTCCAAGTCTAGCAAGACTTCCCATAAGACCAGATTTTCCTACAAGTCCTGGCATAGAGGCAATTCCTCCTCCACCCTTTGCCATCTTCATTGCTGTTGATGCAGTTTCTAATCTTCCTACAGTTAAATTAAGAAATGCTTGCTTAGTCATTAATTGAGTAACTGACATTAATCCAAATAGTATTCCTGAATACTTCATTATTTGGTTTGAAAGTTCGCCTAGTTTTCCACCTGACATAGATCCCATTGATGCAAGTGTAGTTAATCCAAATGATGCGCCCATTATTTTACTATTAAGGCTTGTAAGATTTGTGGTTGTCTTCTTTACTTCAGTACTTTCACTAACATTTTTTACTTCAGTACTTCCACCAACATTTCCAACCATACCGCCAGCAATTATTGGCGCAGCGACACCACCACGTCTAGCAATATTTCTCTTATTACGGGCTATTGATTTTTGAGTAGCAGTATCATATGCAAGCATGTCGTCTCTGCCATCTTGTGCTGCAAGTCTATGTGGACTACTTCTGTCACGACTTTTAGCATATGGGTCTTCTAATTTAACAGTTTTTGTTCCTTCTTCATAAGCAAGCATTGAATCAACGCCAGCCTTTTTCATTACTACCTTTCCTTCTTTAAAAGTTTCTCCAGATCTGATGCGATCCATTAACATTCTTTCTGCTGCAGAACCTTCTCCTGCCTTTTTTCTAAGATGTGGTTCAACGTATGTTGGGGTTGCTACTGATTCTGGAATATGTGCAAACTGATATCCGCCAGGGTAATCTGGTGATGGAGGCAGTCCTCGCATCTGAAGTTCTTTTTGAAAAGTCCTTTGAATTTGTGGTTTAAACGTTTCTCCAGATCTTTCTGTTGCAGCACGTTTTACATAAATATCTCCTAGTTCATTTGTAGCAAGTTCAATTCTTTGTAAATTCTTTTGTGTTAAATCACTTTCAAGAGGCTTAAGTAATTTTCTTGTTGCAACAGACATACTAGCAAATTCATCTGCAGTAATTTTTCCAGATAGTTGTAGATTTTCAAGATGCTTTATAATAAGTGGATATTGTGATTCTCCAACTTCTGAAATGTTTTTAGTACCATCTGTTACTCCACCTTTAAAGATATCAAAAATATTATCTAAAACTGGAGTTAGGTTAGTTCCAAATTTTTCATAATTTCTTTGTGTTACTTTTATATCTTGTTCCATCATCATTGCTGTTTTTATTGATGCTGCAAAAGATGCTCTTGCTTCTTCATTTAACTTTAACCATTCAAGATCCATTCCAGGACCTGCTGCATTATTTCCTGGTGCCATCATTGCAACTGGAGAATATCTTCTTGATGGGAAACTTCCACCTAATACAGTTCCTATAGTTTCTACTTTTGCCTTTTTACTTGTAGCGTACCCAGGAATATTATCAGCAATAATGCTATTAATTAAACCACCATATTTTTTAGTTTGCTTTGCAGAAATTATTGATTCACCATTTGACACCATTGCTGGAATTGAGTCTGATGTTCCAGTTCCTGGCCCTGAAATTATTCCACCCTCTGCAAATTTCTTTACTGCTGTAGGAGCAATCATTCCAGGATTAGCAACTCTAAATGCGTTGGCTGCTACAGTGGCACGTGAATATGCACTTCTTAGACTATTAACTGCTCCTGCTTCTAAATTAAATGTTTGAACTAATTTTGCATGAGACTGATCAAGAGAGTGTGCTGCTGCTGCAGCATCAAGTTGTTCTGTTGTTAAATATTGAGTTTGTTGTCCTAGTTCTACTGAGCCACCAGTTAATCTTTGGTATCCTGCACGTAAAGTTGCAAATAATTTAACTCCATTTGCAAAAGCATTCATAAGCAAACCAAAAGTCATAAGAACTACTGGACCTAAGCCACCAACTACTGCAACAATAATTCCAATTGCTTTTTTAGCACCATCTGAAAGATTATTAAATTTATCTAATAATCCACCAAGTGATTCAAGAACTGGTGTAAATATTTTCATAAACAATTCACCGACAGGAGCAAGAGATGCTTTTAGTTTCTCAATTGCTGCTTTAAATTTTGTTAGCGCTGATGCACCTTGTATTCCTAATTCTTTATCTGTTATGCTTGCAAGATCTGATGCTGACATTCCCATAAGATCTAATACACGAGAAGCCTGACTTCCTTCTTTATTAATATTATCAAACAAAGTTGACATACGAGCAAATTGAAACTTTCCAAACATTTGCTCAATTGCTCTAGCACGAGTTAGTGGATCAAGTGTATCTAATGCTGCACCTACATCAAGTACTGTTTGTTTTAGATTGCCCTTATCTTTTTCAACAATTCCTGCAATATCAATGCCAAGACCTTTTAGCATTTCTTTTGCTTTTGTACTTGGATTAATTAAAGATGCAAGTCCAGATTTAAGTGCGTTGGCACCCTCTGCTGCATTTACTCCACCTTCTTTCATTGCTGTCATAAAGAATGAAAGATCTTTAACATCTCCACCAAGTTGCTGAATAATAGGTGCTACTTTTGGAATTGCTGTTGTAATATCATCAAGAGATACTACAGTTTGGTTTTCTACCGCATTTAAAAAGTCAATAGTTCCTGCTAATTTATCAGCGCCAATGCCAAATGCACTTTGAAGAGAAATTGTAGTTTGTAGTGCTTGCTGCTGATCAATTTGGCCTAATACAGATAGTTTAGTTGCTTGAGTTGTCTGTGCAACTAAGTCTGCATTTTTAAAACCTGCTGCAGCAGCGTCTGCTGATAAGGCAATAGTATCTTTTACTGCTACTCCATATTTTGTATAAGCATCTGCAATAGACTTAACTTGAGTAAGCATGGTGTCAGTTTCTTGCTGACTTGTTCCTAAATCTCCATAAACTCTCTTAAATTTAATAGCAGCAGATTCAATATCTTGAAAAGCCTTAGTTGCAGATGATCCAAAAGCAACGAGTGGAATTGTAAAACCAACCATAAGTTGGCGACCAGCCCACTGTGTATTTTTACCAAAGTTAAGAAGTTGTGTTGATCCTTGTTTAAGTAACTGATTAAAGATTGCTTGCTTTTGTGCTGCAATCTGTAACTTAGTTGATACACTGCTCATGTCTAGAGATGCAGGCATGATTGACATAGCCCTCATAGCACCAGTTGTATCACGACCCATTTTAATATATTGGGTTTGAAGTCTCTTTACTCTTTCTTCTGCTACCTTACCAATTGTATTAAATTCATTGGTAAATAATCTTCCAAAAGTTTTTGATGCTCCCCCTGCATAACGGAAATACTCACGCATAGAAAGTTTATTATTTTCAAGTGCGTGAGTAAATGACTCCGTTGATGTCTTAATGACACCCATCTGTGCTATAAAGTTACCTGTTGCATTAACAGAATTTAAAAGATTTGTTTGTAAATTCTTTTGTGCAATGGCTGCACTTTCACTAGTCCTAGATATAGATGTATGGAATTGTGAAAGTTGGCGTTGTAGATTTTTGAGTTCCGCTAATGCTTGGGCCGTGTCAAAATTGACCCCTATGTTAGCATTAATATCACTCATTCATGAACACCTCTTTACATTATTTTTTAAATACTTAGTTGACCAGATGCATCAAGGTTTGTACCAGATGCTGCTTCAATAATTTGGTAAACTGTTGGAAGATCAATATTATCTTCAAGAACTTTAATATCCAACGCTAGTTCTGGCTTGTACTGCTTCATTGCAATCTGAACACACTCAAGAAGAATGGTCATAGACTTATCATTGTCATCTGCTACTGCTTCAATACCCTCAAACTTCTTTGTAAATTCACGAAGAAGAGAGATTTTTAGTGGACGCACTTCTACAAGTGTTCCATCAATAAGTGATACTTTTTTTGGCTCGTATACTGTTGTTGCCATTTTTACCCTCCTAATTAGGTTAAGTCAATTATAGCATAACAGCAGGGTCTCGCATGTCTTCATAATCTAAGCCCATGCCAATTCCAAAACCTACCTTTGCTGCATTTTGTCCTTGCAGTGCAAGGATATCATTGCTATCACTTGTTGCTCCACCGCTAAATACCCTAGCCTTCATGTCTTCCCATTCTTTTTGACCCTTACTTTGACCAGTTTCTTCATCTAAATTTATACCCTGCATCGCTGCAAGAAACTTTTTTTCTTGGTAGTCTAATTCTCTGCGACTAGAAATTGTTGTTATTAATTCTGGCATTGATATAGATTTTTCTAATTCATCATAGTTTTTCCAAATGCCTAATAAAAATATTTCTGTTTCAAGTTTTACTAAATCTAAAGTTTCCCAACTGGAGTCTTCTTTAGAAGATGTTGCTTTTTCTTTAATAGTACTATCTTCTTTTTTATTTAATTTAATCCCCATAGAATAATCTAAAATGTTATATATTGTATTAAGATCAAAATTATCTAAAACATCTTCAAGTGTGTTAGAAAGTGGTGGATAATATTGCTTCATTGTAATTCTTACGCAATCACACAAAATATCTAAAACTTCTTCTTCTGTGCTATCTTTTCCTATATTAGAAAATAAATCCATCGCTTGTCTCATGTATTTAATAACAAGAGGTATAATCTCAATTTCTATATCATCAACAGTTTTAACATATTCTACTTTATATATATCAGTTGCCATATTTTAATTTTACCATAAAACAACAAAGCCCACCTCAATAAGAGATGGGCAATGCTGATTAGACTATAATTATGAAAGAATAGTCCAGGAACGATCAATGATCTTTCCGTATGATGCTGTCTCGTCATCTGGAAGTAGACGGAATGTCACTTCAAACATAGATGCTGCATCACGCTTTGCTGATACTGTTACATTGTCAATTGACAATGCACGGTATGCTGCATAGATACGCTCAATGTGGTTAGAGTCATCGCAGTCACCTGTTCCAGGTCCTACTGCTACGATACCACGCTCTACTGGGCACTCACCAATGTCTCCTGCTCCAAGAACCATTGTTTGTCCTGCTGAGGACAACTTTGTTCCTGTTAATGCTGAAGACTTGTATGCTAGTGAAACCAATAGGTTTTCAAGAGTGGCTTCTGCAAATGCAGTCTTAAGACTGACCTGCATGCCCTGCTTGTAAAGTTTTGCAACATCAAGGATTTGATCTACTGAAACTTCACCAAAGTTTGGTGTAAAAGTTAGGTCAAGCCCGTTCATTGTGTAACCGACATTTCTGAAGTTGGCTGAATTAGACAATACTTCACGGTAAGATGTGTTTGCAGACTGTGCTGGTAGTCCACCTGAACCTAGAATGTAGTTAGCAATAAAGAATGATGCTGCACCGACGATAATGTTTTGATTATTACCTCTTGTATACGGCATTTATATCACCTCTTCTGTTAGATTTTATTAAGTTGTACGGCGAAAATTTGTTTCCTCAAGACCAATTATAACAGCCTTTTTATTTATATGAATTTTCGTTATACTGAGCATGATAGTCATACTCAATTATTAGTTTGTTTACAAACATGGTTCTTGCTGATGCTAGATCTAATACGTCTCTGGCTTCTTGAGCCTGGTATACCTTGACATTTCTGAAGAAAACATTAAAGTCTTCTCCATTAGTATTTGCTGCACAGAAAGCATTTAAGTCTTGGGCTGCTGCGTCTTCTCTATCCAAAAGTTGGGATATGACTATATTGGCATTATTGACATTTGCTAGGCTTGTGCTATATAGATAATAAATAACTTGTTCTCTCTTATGTGGATAAAAAACTGATGGTCTAAAAGTCATAAGTCTGTCATATATGATTACTAGTGGTTCTGATATTGCTGTAGCCTGAACTACATTTTTATATATTTCTTCTGTGTTTGTTGGACTAGTTGCAAATATGGGGGTAAGTTGTGAAACAGCGCTTACTCCAATATCATCATACTGTGCAAGTTCATTAAAAATATATTTGTTGATCCATTTTGGTGGATATGGCAAGGCTGCTACTGTTTTACCCATATTACTCTACTCCAATCTTTGCATTTATGATCCAATTATATCCTGTTTGTATTCCTTTTGATTTTCCGCTTTGTGATCCAGATACTAGGTTTGCTTTGTATGCTATTGGATTTTCTAAGTAATCAAATAAGCCAGAAGCCTTTAAAAATGATTGTGAAAAATATAATCTAAAAAATTCATCAAATATTTTTTGATAAGATCCTCTTGCTTCTGGACCTCCAGGAAATGGAACTTTTATTTCTTTCTTTGTAAATATTTGTTCTCCATCTATTTCAAATGTAAGTACTGAGTTGTTTTTTGGTTTAATACTAATAGGAATTCCATTTTCCATAATTCTTGCTTTGTCATAAAAAGGCTTTGTACTATTTTTTGATATTGAACTTGATTGTCTAAAAGTTGATCTTATAGAAATTCCACTACCAATTACTTTGCAGTCAATATTATAAAGTCTGGCTTCTGGACTTCCTGTTTTATACCATTCATAAACATGTTGTAATGCTTGTGGGTTTGCTCTTGCATTTGAATCAATGTATCTTTTTAAGCCTTCTGATGTACCGTCAGATAAATGTTTTAAAAATAAAGTTCTACCTTTTTGAACTCCTTCAATAAACCCAGTTGAGTATTCTAAAAAATTAAGCATTTGCATGTCAAAGTGCTTAGTATCAAAAGAAACTCTCATTAATTTACCGCCTGATTTTCTGATCTGCGAATTGTAAATGAATAATAATCTATTTCACCATAGGGGGCAAAATGTGGGTCATATGCTGCTAATTCATATATTGTACCCTTGCCGTTTCTAGGTCCTGCAGTTTCTTCATATATAAGTTGACCAGCAGCACTCCTGATATTAGTCAACAGTATATTTGTTAATGCCTCATTTACTTCTCTTGTTGTTACTCTTAAATCTGTTTTTGTTCTACCAATTAAAATATCTTTATATTGTAAAAAAACTGCTGGAGTTACTTCTCCTGCACCTTTTCTTGAAAATGGCATTGCATTTAGTGCAATAGTTCTATCAAACACCCAATCTTTTTTAACTTCTCCATATGAACCTTGACTTATGATTGGATAATAAATATCAGCAAGCATTGGAAAATATAAATCCGTGGCTTCACAATTGTTTGTAGCCATATTAAATCACCCAAGGTTTACGCAATGTTGTTGTGTATTTTTCTAAAGCCTTATCAACAAAAAGATTTCCTGTTCCGTCAAGGTGACGCTGATCCCAAGTAATTGTAAATTGGTCTGTCTGGTATTGATCAATTGAACGTTTGTAATAATCTAGTTTTCCACATTTAATATCATCCATCAATCTTATAGTTGCATCACGAATATCATTTGGAATAACTCTGTGTCCAGTTTCATATATAATTACATAATCAACACCTTCTGGGAACATAACTCCTACATTATTTGCACTAAAAGTTGGAGTGTCTAGAGCACTAAAATTATTAAATGAATCTGATACTGATCTGCGATATTGTAGTGGTTTTTTCTCAGCACGATTATAGGCTCCTGTATCTGCTAAGTCTTTGTATATAGCACTTCTATCCATAGTGATTCCATAGGTGTACCCTGCAATTGCTGGATTTGCCAATGTTGAATCATAGACTAATTCTGAGTTTTCATATACTTGTAAAACTTTATATGCTAAATTCCATAATGGTATATAGTCTGTTCCTTGTCCAACAACCTCTAGTATGCTTTTTTCAAACAAGAATCCTTGTGGTCCAACAATTGAGTTAATTATAGTTCTTGCAAGTAACTCATTATCTGCATATTCTGCAATTTCTGATGCTGTTGAAACTAAATCTCTTACATCAACATATGGTCTAATAACATTTAAAACATCTTGAATTACAACATCTCCAGTAGTATTAGTTGGGCTATCATATATTAAAATAGCATAGTCATGATCATATTTTACAAAATCTCCATCTAAAATATAAGTAATTTTAGAACTTGCATTTGAGGTTAAAGTCACTGCTGCTTCAACTGTTATTGGTGCATTTTCAATAGTAAAATAATACTGTGTATTAGGTAGTGGAACTGTATATTGAATGCTAATTGGGTATGGTGGTTGTCTTTTAATTATCATATTTATTTACCGTAGGCTTTCGCCACTTCCTCTGGACTAGCCAAACGTACTGCAGTATGTTGCATCCATCTTTTTGAGTCTTCTGAAGAAACAATGTTGTAGCCAATAGTTAAAGATCCTACTTCAGTCCAATGAAGATTTCTGGAAGAAAACAGTGCTACTGTTTCATTAACTTCTTTTTGCTCTGTAACAGGTTTAACTGTTTTTGAATTTGCCATTAAATCCTCCTGTGTTTATTATACCAGAATGCTTATCTTCTTCTACCAAAGTTATTCTGTTGTGTTTGCTTACCACCTGATGGTGTTCCTGATGGATTAGTTGCATTTGGTCCTGTTGTATCCCCAAAAATTATATCTCCATCAATATTGCCTAATGCATTTCTTTGAGTAATTAATCCAGTTGGACCCATAATAATAACTCCACCAACATTACCAATTGCAAATGCACCATCTGCACTTAATGTTTGATTTGGATCTGTACTTGAATATGACATATATCTCCTTAAAGTGGAAAGGAGGGGCGGTTTTATCCGCCCCCCCAATCAGGTTCAATTAAGAACTATTTTTTAGGATTCTGCTGCTGCATCTGCGAAAGCAACTGCATCAAGTTCTTCCCATTGGATACCAAAGCGTACGAATACTGTATATTCTACAGTGTCCTTCTTTGGCTTGTACTCACGGTTTACAGTGATATCTCTCTGGAATCCCCATACACGGTTCTGTGGGAATGTTAGATCAACATATCCTGCAGGGTAGTAAGGAACTTCCTGAACGTCAACTCCAAGAACACGAGTTGTACGTGCTCCACCAAATGTCTGTCCATTACCATCAAGGTATGCTTGACGATTCTGTGCTGTTCCATGTCCACCTGCGTGTGTACCAAATGCTTCTGCAATTGCATCAGCAAGTGTTCCATTGTTCTTTACGATACCCTGGAATACATCTGTACCTGCGTAGAACTTAAGATTGTTCTTAAGTGCACGGTACTTACGTGGCATTGCAAGAATAATATTCTGCATAACTTCTGGTGTCCATCCGCCATTTGTTACTGTAACAATTGACTCGTGTGCTCCTGATGATGCTGTAGTTACCTTCTTGATAAAGCCAGGCATGATTGAAAGGAAGTTACCTGTTGTTCCATCACCATTGATTGCTAGATCTTCAACGTCGTTTCCGAAAGCGTTGGTCATCAAGCGAACGATGTGGTCCTCAAGTGCTCCTCCTTCAATATTGTCTTCAAGTGCTTCTGTTGAAATTTCCCAATCAAGACGAATCTTCTTTGTTGTAAGTTCAACCTTTGTAAATGTAGCACCTGCGTTTGTGTAGTCGTTTGAGCCTTGTGCTGCTGCACGAATTACACGCTCACCCACGTTTACTTTTTCAAGTTCAATCGTATTGGCTCTCATTGTAACCTTACGACCATCCTGGGCGAGAACTGTTGCATCCCAAACGTAATCAATAAATCTACGTGCTTGCTCTGGTAGAAGAATTCCACCAAGTGCACCCACAGGATTAGTTGCGTTAGGTCCAGTAGTAACACCCATATTTGCTGTGGCTGTGTTACCAAGTATTCCTCCTGCTGGAGAAGATACTGATCCGATACCACCTGATGCAAAAGTACCTTCGGAGTTAAGTGCTCCAGCAGGTGCTGTTGAAGAAGGATAGTTCTTTACGATCTCTGTATTTTGTTCTGACATATATTTCACCTCCAAGTGATTTTATGATTTTTTTTAGTTAAATAGGTCGGATGATTTGAGGAAACGTCCGCCCCATAGGGATTTTTGAGTTGGCATTTCTGCAAACTCCTGCACGATCTCGCCTAGATCGCCAGACTTGCGGAAAGCGGTATCTTGCTCTACGGCATCTACTCTCTTTCCAAACTCATCTACTCCACCCTTGATATTTGAAACTTCATTAGTTACTGATGTAACTTGTGCTGTAACATTATCAAGTGATTTCTTTAATTCAGCAACTACGTCGCTGATTGATTTAACTGTTGAAGTTAAATCTCCAAAGGCATTAGCAAGAGATTCTTTTATCTCTGTAACGGCAGTGGCGACTGCCTCATCAGACTTTTTTGCATCAACGATATCTGGATTGATATCTGCTTCTGAAGCATTTGCTGCTTCGTCTACTGCTTCAGGAGTATGAGCATCTTCTGCTACATCTTCCTCAAGTGTTGGTGCTTCTACTGCTGCTTCTGATGTTGTCTCTGGAGCATCTTCAACGACTGAATCTGCGCCGTCTGTTACACCAAGAGTTGTTGTTTCAACTGTTGCATCAGCGACTGGGATTGTATTTTCTGTCATTGTATTTTCCTCCTTTGTCATCTTAATTGTACTAATGCCTTTTGCACTATCAACTAAGAATTTTATCATTTCTGCTTTTTCATTGTCACTTTTTTCAACAAAACCTATGTTTTTCATTTGTGCACCATCAACTGGACTTACCTCTGAATCATTTTCAGATAAAGAAACAATTCCATTTGTTGAGTCCCAAAATACATTTTCAACTACAACTTCTGAAGAAGATCCAGAAACTGTTGTTTGTCCATCTGCATTTTTTTGTACTGACAAAATGTTTGCAAGTTGATTTGCTGGTGAGTCAACTAAAGACAGTTCAAAAAGGTCATAGTCTTTAATAATGCGAATTGCTTTTTGTGTTGTTTCGTCAATTGCATCATCCCATTTGTGGATATTTCCGCCAATTGAAAAACTTGAAAGGGTTCCATCAAGAACTTTTTCCCAAGTATCCTGTGCGCCCTTTGAAACATATGCTGAAACATATACTCCATTATAAAATTTCTTTGTAGCAGGATCAAAATAGCGATCTTGCTTAAATGATACTAATTTACCTACTGCTAATGGTTGATGCATTTCACGGATATTACCCTTGAATTTTTCAAATGCAGCAACGCTTGCTTCCTGTGTAACAATATCATCTTGCTTATCTAGGTTGTCTAAAGTTGCAAAACCAGACACAATTCTGCGCTCTGCGTCTACCTTAGCAAAAGGCATTGAGAGACGAACGTTTGTTCCTTCAGTTGTCCAATGGGCTTTATTGATATTCATATCTCTCCTATTATACCAAAGATTTTACAATACATCTCAGTTATTGAGATGATCTTCCAGCACCCTTTGGATTTCGTCCAGCCACTGTTGCAGGGCTATCAGATGAGTTATTTGTTCTTTGGCCATCTCTTGCTCTGTTTTTTGCATTATTAGCATTGGCATCGGCTGCTGCCCTTGCATTTAACTCTAGAGGTTTATCTCCATGTGCTGCCTGTGGAAGATCCAAAATCTCACGAGCCTCATTAGGAAGCATAATTTGATTTTTTACATATCGTTCAAGAATCTGTGATTGTGCAATTTCATCAGTTAGTGTCAACTCATTAAATTTAAGTTCAACAATGTCTGTAAATTCCTTGACAATTTTGCTAATAAACTTTTCAATTTTTTCTTGTTCTGGGCGAGCAACCTGCTCTTTAAATGTACGATCTTGAGAAAGGGCTGCTGCAATACCTGAGTCTGCTCCACCCAATTTAGAAATTGGAACTTGATGTGCAATCAAAATATCATCACGATTTTGCTTGCGATATTCTTTAAATGAGCCATCTTGAATGCCATTTTCAATTGGTTCCATTTTAAACTCAACCTTAGAAGTATCTGAATCTCCTGGAAGTGGAATATAAAGAGTACGATGAGATTGAGATTTTAGTCCAGTCTGCAAGAACCTAAACATCTTATCTTCTGCATCTGCAGAAAGTTTTGCACCTTTAAGAGTAATAATATATCTTGGCACAGCCTTGTTTTCAAAGTAATCAATATTATATTGTGAAGCAAGTTGATCTCCAATAAGTGATGGCATTGCAGCAATAATATCTGGAACCCCGTAATATGTATTTAATGGTGAGTATTCTTTAAAATGAATAATTTCATTAGGACGATTATCTGCTGTTAATGGATTTTGATTCTTAGCCCCAAAATTGCGGAAATAAACTAAGCGTGGTCCAATAATCTGAACAAAGCCATCACGCAAACGACGTACACGCATTGTTGTAGATGGTACATGCCCAATGTATCCAATTTCTCCATTTACTTTACGACCAACCTCAAGATATCCATTTCCTGTTGCTTGAACATCTGTATAAACTTTTTCCATAATAGTTGTAAAACTATCATCTGAGTTTAAACCTTCAAGCCATTCCTTAGCATCAATCTTAAGACGCTCAATTCTTTTCCTTGCTCTTTCTGTTGCAGCATCATCTGTTGAAGAAGATAGTTTCATAAGTGTTTGAGCATTCATATCAAAGTGATAACCTAGTCCAACAACGTTTTCTACCTTAGCATCAATTGCAGCATGATTTGCAAAAGAAGTATCGTAAAAATTAGCAAGTTCATACATATTATAAGGTGGTGTAATTACATCAAAAATTCCATAGCCATTGCGGTATACAGTTCCAGGATTAATTGTTTTTGATCCCGCACCGTCTCCAACTTGACTTGCTCTAGCGTTTGCAAGATATTGATCTGTTGGTGCAGGTTGCTGAGTCATGACTGCAGAACTATACGTGTCTACTGCTTTTGTTGCTATGCGAGATTCACGTCTTTTAAAGTTTTGTTCAAGTCCTAAAAGATCTTTTAATTTTGTCCAGTCTTGATTAAATGGATCACTTTTTTTAAAAGGATTATCTTCTTTTTCTTGAGTATTTAATGCTGCTGAAATATATTGGTATTCCATATCATCACTCATCTAAAACACCTCTTCCATAAGTATCAACAGTATCTTGTGCAGCCTTCCAAGCACCAAGGTCGTTCATTGAAGGAATTAATCCTGCTTTCATTCTATCCATTTGTTCTGAATGTTCTTCTTCAGAAATTCTTGTAAGCCCTGGAACAAATACGGCAGTTCCATCTCCTGGATCTCCATAGTGCTTTGCTGCAATTTTAAGTTTATTAATTTGATTGATATCATTTTTATTGGAAGGTATGTTTAATACATTTCCTTCTCCATCAGTAAAGTAGGCTCCGTTAGCCTTCTTATATACATAAAGTCCCCAGTCATACATCTTATCAATGACTTGACGACGAACATTTCCTACAATAGGTTTACCAGTTTTTGGGTTAATTAATCCATCCATAACCATAAGTATACCAGACTATACTGGTGTTGCTACAGTAGTTGACCATATGACATCAGAATATACCTTAAACTGGTCTGGATTAATCAAAACACCGTCAATGTTGTCATCAATAATTATCTTATTAGTGCCAACATACCTTGCATAAATGTCTGATGGATTAATTGAATATATGGGTGTATTGGATATTGTTTTAACGCTTTCACCAAGATCACCACCCACAGGAGTTCCCCAATTAAATGAATTCTGCCAATAGTCCCAACCACCTAATCCAGTTGCTGTTGATAATGCGTTAGACCAAGACCTATATTCAACACTTTGTTCTTGCTCAAGGTTTGTTGCAACTGAATAAGAAATATTATTATATGTTAGTGGACCATTCAAAGATACTCTTCCAGTATAAGAAGAAAAATCAAGAACTTTTGCAAATGCAATACCAACACAAGACCACTCGCCCATAAATAAATATGGTGTATCTACAGCAACTCCATCTAAGTAGAACTGTACATTATTTAGAATAGAATCAGTTGATCTTAGTTTTGCATAAAGTTTTCCTCTTAGACCTGTACTTTCTCCTAAAAGATAAATATCCACTGTATCTTCTTTATATGTAATTGATGCTATTTTTATTTCTTGACTAGGAAAAATATTTTCTGCATATCTTAACCAAACTTGTAAAGAACTAATTTTTAAATCAATATTTTGTTCTTTATTTACTATCATTGCTACACCACGATCAAGGTATGAAGAAAAGTTGCCATGCATTCTCCAACCACTATGCCTAGTTAAGAATAGGTGCGGAGTAGAGTCTTTATAAAGTGAAATTGGATTTTCGCCTTTAAAATCATAATATAGCCCAGGTTTGTAGTATGGGTATGTTGGAACTCCATACTTACTTCCAACTTCTGTAAATTTTGTTCTTTCAAGAACTTGAGATGCAAGTTGAAGGTCTCTTAATTTAATTGGATTATTAACAATTCCATTAACAAAAAAATCAATATGTGAAACAATTCCTAAATCATTAAAATCAACATCAGAGTTGTCAGAATATTTTTGAGGTGGATAAATTACAGATCCATCTACAAGTTCAAAAGCGGTATCTTCCCAATTTGTGACTGCATCATCTGGGTTAACAACTCCTTTTGCTCTTGGCAAATCTATGTTAGGAAAATCAACTAAATTTTTATTAACTCCATCAACTATTTTTTGAAAAGATACATAAGTTTTGATATTTGACATACTTGTGTCATAATAATAATATTTAATTGCATTATTGGCTAGATCTAAATAAATATCCCAACCAGTAAATACATTGTTTGCTAAATTTTCATAGGTTTGCACATATGGATCATGAAACTCATTATATAGATCTTGATATATCCATGCACTATTTATTTGTTTAAGATTTGTTTCTATTGGTTCTGGATAATCAATATTAAATTGAATTGTATCTAAATCATAGTTTTCATTACCGTCGTAATCTTTAACATATTTTGCAAAATATGATAATGGAATATAATCTTCCCAATAACCAGAAACTGCAACATCAGCAAAAAATATTCCATATTTTTCAAAAGGCATTAAGTCATAACTTGACCTATGATCATATAATGCATTTGCAGAAGATAAAGTTTCTGAAAACAATCCTAAAGAATTATAGTGTGAAGAAATTTTTCTATTGTTATATCCAGATTCAAAACCAAAACTATATAATTTTCCTGTAAAGGTATTGCCTACTATTCCACCAATACTTATTGATAAATTATTTTGATTACTAAAAAATGAATTAACTCCTGGAATGTTTTGTAAATTAAACTTTGTTATATTAATTCCAGAAGCAAACTTTTGATTTGCAACAATTGTTTTTGTTCCAAGAGGATAAGTTACGCCTGATATTGTTGCACTATATGTTAATGTTGTGTTATTTATAGATGCTTGCAAATAATCTGATGAAAATCTATTTGTTATCTTAAATAAAATTTCATTTGATGCAGATCCAGAACTTTCAAATATGCCATAAAACGATTCTGTTTGATCATTAAGTATTGCAAAATTATCAAACTTAATATAACAATTTTGAGAATTCCAACTTGCTGGTCCAGGCCTGAATGTGAAATATTTAGTTGCAAGAGCAGATTGTGCTGTTTGCATATCATCATACCAATTTTGAATTGTTTTTGTAGGAGGAACAAATGTAATAGTTCCAGACACTTGAGATGTAATTGCAGGGGACACAGTTATAGTGGTTGTTGCAACATTTGTTACATATGTATTTTTCGCAAATCCAGTACCAACAACTTCTTGACCAACTGCAATTGCACTATTGGATGCTGAAATTACAAAAGTCGTTGCTGAAGGTGCACCTCCAGAAGAATATGTTGCAGATATGTTAACTGGTATAAAATTAAAAGTTGGTAACTTGTAGTTTGGCAATTCTAGTGTATTGGAATTTGCCACAACATTATTAAAATATCCTTGTTTCCAATTTGCAAAATCTGGATAATGATAATTTACAGTACTGTTAGCATATGCATAATCGGCAAAAGCAGTTGTTGCATTTAAAGAAGAGTTTTCAAGTTCTGGAGCAGTAACACCCTGACCCCAAACAAATCTTCTCTTAGCAATTTCATTTGGAACGGGATATGAGTAAATTGCAAAAGAATCAATACTGAGATGAGGAACATCAGAATATGCATAAAATCCTAACCAGTCTTGAGACTTTCCTGATACGTATTCTAAAGGAAGAGATACTGATGATTCAATAAAAGAAATATTAATAACTTCTTCTCCATTAACCAAAACTGTAATGTTATCCCTAACATAGCGTATATGGATAAGCATTGGTCTAAACCATTCTCCTACATAATGAGACTTAAATTGTTTATTAAATACAAATGTTAAAAATCCACCTTCAACATATAGTCCATCATTTGATGCAATTGAACCAAATATTTTTCTTGCAACTGGTGCATCTGTATTAATTGAAAGCCACATCTCTGCAGTATATTCATTATGTCTTCCTTTCTCATTTAAAAATCCATACCCAGGGAAAATCAAAGATGGATAGTTTATAGAAGATATTACATTTGGATATAATTTAGTAACATTTGATGATCCAAAAACAAGAGGGATACCAAAGTTTTTTGCATACATTTCATTTGTTCCAGTTAAGTAGTACGCAAGTTTTGAAGTTGAACCGTAGCATGCAGCACTAACTGTATTTAATGTACTTGGAAGATTTATAGATGCGCTAATTGGAGAAGTTGAAATTCCCATTGAAGTTTTATTAAAATTTTCTGACCATTGAGATAAGTTAAATCCATTAACATAAAAATTATAATTATTTGCGCCACCACCAGGAGTTACATTTATTTTTAATATCATTTTTATATTTGTTGCACTAACTGGTAAATCAAAGTTTCCTGAAAAAGAAACCCAGTTATTAAAATCTGTATTATATATTGTGTTTGTTTCTTGTACTGTATAGGTTAAACTATCAATAGTGCTTACATATTGATACCCGTATGAATAGGAAGTTCCATTGGCTGAACCAATATATAAATTGCCAGAAATAGCAAAGTTTTTAAGAGTTGTAGAAAGTGAGCCACTTGGAAAAGCAGGAACATTTATTGCAGTAATTTGTGAAACAGAATCAGACCCAGTTAACTTAGTTGTAACACTATTTGAAAATGGAACAGTGCCAGGAGGAGAACTTTCTAAACTCCCCGTGGCACCAGTCAATGTCCACTGTGCTGCGTTATAAAATTGACGATTTGTTTCAGTTAATAATGATATAAAATCCAATTGCTCATTAAGCATCCATACGGCTATTGGGTGCTCAGAAATAACTTTTTCTACGTACAGATTTGATTGAATAGTCATAGATTCTCCTACACTATTTTACCATAGTAAGATTATTTTATCTTAATCTCACAGTAATCTGTAGTGCAGTACATTTCTCCTTGTGCCTCAAGATTTTCTACACCATCATAAATAGCAGAGAAATCAATGTGACCAATACGACCAATATAGTGATCATATTCTTCTTCAGTAATTTGTGTATATGGTTGCTGTGGGTATGTGTTATTTCCCATTGGTAAAAATGACACAGCCTTTAGTTGTCCTTCATACATATGTAATGCTGGAGCAACATGCTTTGATTCTGTTTCTTTATCAAATGATAGAGTCACAGAAACACCATTGTCAGACCAGTACTTCTGAGCAGTTGCAGCAAGAGCAATCTTTTCAAATAATGTAACTTCTTTTTCAGAACGCTTATGTCCTGAATGTACTGGAAAATATACTACTTGTGTATTTGCTGATACAAGGTCTTTTTCAATCTTATACCCTGCAACTTTAAACAAATGTAGCATTGGATCTTGATCACCAAAACGAATAGCACGTAGATAATATTCTCCACCTACTGCCCAGTGGACTCCTGGAGATGCTCCAGAAAGTAATGATACTGAACCTGATGGCTTAACAGTAGTTACACGAATTGATTCACGAACACAAAGCCATTCTGAATATTGCTTATCATAGTGACGAATCTTTCCATAACCTTCGTCCATCCATTCACGAACTGCTGGCAAGCCATGTTGGTCTGCAAATGAAGCAATGCCTGTAAGAGAAGTTCCAATACGGCGATTACGTTGCATAATACCATTTGTCTGTTGCCAATGTGTTGGCATAAGAGTTACAGTCTTTCCATAAAGGTATGCAAACTTTAACGTCTTGAGGAAGTCCTCCTTGGATTCGTGACGATTTAGGTGCACTTCTACAAGTGTACATAATTCATAACTTTCCAATGGCTGCTCCGCACAAGGGTTAAAGCCCATAACACGATAGTCTTTACCATCTGCAGGATCTGCAAGGCGACCAAAGTTACGAGCAACATCAAGCCAAATAAATCCTGGCTCTCCGTTGTTTACAATCAAATCAACATAGTCTTCATACTTAGTTCCGACTTCTGCTGCGATTGAATTATTTGACATCCAAGCCCAGCCTGGATTTTCTGAGTCATAAGAATTACGTTCTGGAAATATTTCTGCATTTTTAAGATTAATAAAGTCTTGATCTCCTGCTGCCCCAAGTGCAAGGGTTGCAGAACGACGTACATTTCCTGATACCACACAGGTACCAATTAAATTAATAATATCTACAATTGCACGAGCATCAAAACCTTCTCCGCCCCTAGAGCCAATTACCTTGCGAAGGCGTACATGCAGATCAATAAGTGGTTCTGGACCGCTTGCTACCCCTCCAAAGCCCTTGATAGGTGCTCCTAGTGGACGAATCAAAGAATAATCAAACTCTTGAATAGACTGGTTTGGACGCAAGAAAGAGTTGAGCAATAATCTTACAGACTCAACCCAACCTTCACGAGTATCTGGAATCTCATATGTAGAAGATGGTTCTGTTGGAGAGTAAATAGAAAAATTCTTTTCTTGTCCAACGGTATCAAACCCAACTCCAATACCTAGCATTAAAGCATCCATTATCCAAGCAAATAATGCACCTGGATCATTCTTATCAAGATCACGAGTAGAAACCATTGCACAGTTTTGAAGTGAAGCAGAGTTTCGCTTCTCCATAGTCATTGGAGTACCAAATGCCCATAGACCTCTTCCTGGTGGTGTCCACTTAAGATTAAACATACGATCATATGCTTCTTGTGCAGACTTTTGAGCCTTATTGTCATTCCATGGCAAACGGTTTTCTTTAGCATGATTTTTTTGAACTGAATACATGCCCTCAATTACACGACGACATACTTCATACCAACGCTCTTTGGTTCCATCCTCCTTAACACGAGAATATGTGCGGATAAAAGTAATTTCACCTAGGGAGTTTTCTCCCGCATCCTTTAATCCAAACGGAGACTCTGCTCCAACATACTTTGTTACGAAATCATCTAGAAGACGAAAAGAAAAGAACTCTGACATATTATAACCACTTACCTCTCAAGTTTAAATTTTATATGAAGTACTTATTATTTTGCTAAGTACTGTATAAGTATACCACTATTATTTTACAATTACAAACGTAAAACAAAAAGCCTATACCTTTTGTTTAGGTATAGGACTTTAAGTTTTTATAAGTTATATGTTTTACTCTGCAGGAGTAAGTGGAAGTTTATCAAGTTCTTCCTTATGTACATTAATTGCTGCTTCAAGAATTTCAAGATTCTTGTTAATGTTTTCCATTTGCTCATCAGATCCAAGTTGATCCGCTGTCTTCTTATTTAGTTCATGCTGATATGCTTCAGCAGCAAACTGTGTAATACGTTGCTGAATAATTTCAGCCTTTTGCTCATTTGTTAGAACTGCATCAAAGTCAATTGACATTTATTTCTCCCTTAAGGTTGACTAGTTTTATAATTATAGCATATTGAATTTTAGGCTGTCAAGTCACCAGTAAGTAGCCAAGTACTGGCTGTTCCTGATGCTGAGGCTGCTGACATTTTTATTAATGAGGCAGTAGACCATGCTGCTCTAAGTTTAAGTCCTGGAGTTGCATTTACAGTTGGTACCGTGGCAGTTGCGGTAGTTGCAACAGTAACTCCTGTTGTTTGTGCAACAAGAGTAATAGTAGTTCCTAATGGCAATACTGCTAAAGATGTATCTACTTGAAATGCAAAGGCACCATTCATTTGAACAATGGTATTTGCATCTGCTGTAGTTAATTGATAGGCTGCTGTTTTTGCTGTAGCATTAACATTTTGTACAAGATTTCCCGTAATAGTGGTTGTTCCATAAGCATCACCATTAATACGCATTCGTTCTGTTGTTACTGCTGCAGCATCATTTTGTCCTCCAGTACCAACTGCAAACGCAAGATATTCTGTTCCCCAAACTCCAGTAGAGTATCCAGCAAGAATATCAGCAACTCTTCTTGGACCAGTATCTGCTGGATAATTAAAAAATGTTCCCCACAGACTTATTCCAGATCTTTCTCCACTTGTACTTCCTGGAGTTAATGTTCTTATTGTCCATGTACCATTTATAAATGTATTAGTTACATTTAATCTTGTAACATTTAAATCTGAAAAACTTGGAGTAACATTAAAAATAACACTGTTAGCAAATGTGACAGAATTATTAAATCTAGCGGTACCATCAAAAACAGAACTACCACGAACGCCCAAGTTATTATCAATTGCTACTGTAGGTAAAAATACAGTATTATTAATACTACTATAACTAGTCTGCTCTCGTGTAAGAGGCATTTATTCCTCCTTTTAAGCCTGGGCTTCTGTCCAAGAAATTCTACCAAGAACATCTGCTGATGCTGCACCAAGATTTGTTACAACAAAAGTTAATGTATCTGGTCCATCTGGATAAATTCCTGTATTAGAATTTGCTGCTCCGCCACCTAGAATTGCATTACCAAGGTCACGAAGTGATTTTAGATCTGTTGAGCCAGTAGTTGATACAAAGTAACCACCAGTTACTTCACCACCAGATACAGTAGTTGCACCAGTTCCATGATCTGCAATTTGTGCCAAAGATGAGTTAACTGCACCTGCAACGTTACCAACAGCATTTGTCCATGCAGTTGCTACGGAAGGAACTGCATTTAAATAAGCACGAATAAGAAGGTTTGCGCTAGATGTTTTAGTTGTAATATCCAAAGCATCCATTTTTAACTGCATACGATTAATAATTTCACGAGCACCAAATGCTCCAGTTAGACCTGAATCAACGGATGGTGCTACACGAATTGACATAAGTGCTTTTGAAGCACCAGCAGCAATTGTTGCAAATGATGTTTGCCCATATGTAAAGATAAGTGATTTATCATCATCAAATCTTCCATCCATGATTACAGATGAACCCCAGTGAGAAATTGCTGGAGCAAATGTTGGATATGCTAATTCTACAGATATTGGAGAAGTTATAGCATATGTATATGCTTGTCCAGTTGTTGCTGTAGCATTAAGAGATGCTGTACTTGTAGCCATTGCAACAAAAACTACACTTGGGTTAGTAGCAGTTATTGCTTGACTTAATGTAATTGTTGTACCACTAATTCCTGTTACAAATGTATTTTCTGGAATTGGTGAAGGGTTTGCAGTTCCAATTACACGTTGTCCAATTTGAATACCTGCTGATGCTGCAACAGTACCACTATTTGCACCAGATGCTGCAGTTAAAGTTACACCAGTTACAGTAGTGCCTGGTTGACAACGTGTTAATCCAGTAAATGTAGTTGCTGTTTTACCAGTGTAGTTTACAAACTCATAATTTTGAGATGCTTGGTTTGTTGTGCTACCTGGGCGAATTACAAGAGTTCCAGATGAAGGAAATAAAGTTGTATCTGCTACAGTTAGTGTTGTATCTGAAGCACCAACAGATGCTGATAATTGTGTTTTAACAGGTTCTGTTATTGACTCATAATGAGCAGGAAGGTTTCCTGAACGCATATACGCTTCATTGTTAATGTTATTATTAGCAAATTTATGTGCATAAATTACATCACCATTAAGTCCACGAACACCAAATCTAATAAATCCTGCTCCATACCAAGAGTAATCAATATAGAACATTTGCATTTTTGAAAGATCAATATTGTAACCTGAAGGACCAGTTCCATCTAATCTATCAATATTAAATGCTGATGTTGGTACTTTAAGATCAGTTGTTTTAGATGCAATTAACAATGTAGCAGTGGTACCACGATATGCTGGAGATACTGTCATAGAAGTATCTGATGCAATATCTAAAACTTTATATGACATACCACGAATTACAATGTAATCCCCTGGAATTAATTGCTTAGAAAATGCTGTTGGAAATTCTACGTTTGTTTGTGAGATAGTAGATGAACCATTTGTTGCAGAAATTTTTCCAGATAATTGAAAAACAGACTGTCTGCGAACTGCATACAATGTTTGTCCATCATATTCCCAGAACATACCATTTTGCTGATCAAATCCACCTAAACGATTTGATGCGTTATACCAATTAAGTACACTTAAAGTATAAAGTCCTGATGCTGTAGCAGAAGATGGGGCTGACAATGCTGTGTAAGTAAATTTTGTTAAACTGAGTACGTTAGTAACTGTAAATGTTCCATTGTATGCTGATTCATTAGCGTTAGCAATTACAATTGTTGTTCCTGGTTGAATATTATGCTGTTCACGAGTTTGAACTGTTACAGTTGTACCAGATGAGGTTAATGCATCAACAGTAGCATATGGACGAAGAATTGTTCCAGTTGATAACTGAATACCTTTACCTGATTGATAACGGAAATAACGACGTGTTTGACGAATTGCTTGTACGTTATTTGATGCTGTATTTGTTGAGAACATAACTCCACCATCAAATGCTCTATGTACATATTGAGATTGTGGACGCATAAATACTGATGAAGCGGTTGCTGTAAGACCAGAAGGTGTTCCAGCAATTGAATTTGCATAGTATACAAATTGTGTTGGGGTAATAACTGATGTTACTACATAATTACCATTTGGTGGATTAGTTCCAGTAATACCAGTTACAAAGATTTCATTTCCTACTGAAAGTGCGTGAGGAACTGTAGTTGTTACTGTTACCTTTAAATCTGTTCCTGAAACTGAAATTGTTGGTGCTGCACCAATTTGTGCTCCAGTATAGTTAGTGCCTTGAAAAATAACAGTTTTTGTAGAATCATAAAGTGCATTAATTGATGAAAGATTTACTGCTTTTGCTGTATATGTAAATGATGTATTTGTTGTCAATGTTTCAATTATAAAATTACCATTTGCAATTGCCAGTGCTGAGTCTTGAACAATAATTGGAGTTCCAACTGCCAAACCTGATGTACTTGTAAGAGAAACAGTAACTGTTCTTGAGTTTGTAGACATTGCAATTCCACTAATTGTAGTTACTGGAACAGTAGATGCATAAAATGATGGTTTATTATTAATTTGAGATAGATTTTCCCATTTAGTAACCTGAGTTCCGTATTCAAAGTCTGTATCAATCAAAGCCTGTGGCTGAGATGTTCTAAACTTATTAACAGGATCTAATTGTGCTTCTGCTGGTTCAAATTTTTCAGCATATTCATCAATAGTAATTTGAAGTTTATCTGTTGATGAAAGTGCTGCTGTGTTAAAATTAAGAATTAATGTTGTATATCCACTTGCACCGTACATAATTGAATTATATGTAGTAGCCTTTAATGATGGATCTGAAAAGTTATAAATAACTTGGTTTGTTGTTACGTTAGTAATTAATACAAGACGTTCTTGTGGAACATATCTAGGAATCACAATCTGCTTGGCAGTAGGAGTAATGTTTGTTATTGTACCCGCAGTTGGTGTTGTACCACCAATTGCTGAAAATGTGATAGAGGTAGAAGAAGGAATAGAGACAACACGATATGTACCTGAAGCACCAAGTGAACCAGTACCTGTTGTTGCAGTAAAGAATGAACCAATTGCCAACCCTGTTGTTGAAGTCATACCAGTAATGGTTGCTGTCCAAGGTGATGTTGCAGATGCAACAATTGATCCAACTGTTCCTGTTGCGGACACAATTGTTGTTGTAGGGTTAAATGTATAACCTGTTTCTAGTAAAATCTTTCTTGCCATATTTCTATCCTCCTAGTAATATATCCACTGCTTTGAATGGATACTGCCTTGTCTTTGTAATTGTATTTGGTCCTGGCTGAATCATAGCATCAAATCTAGATCCTGCTGGGACCACCTCTGAGAAGGCTATATTTCCGTCATTATTAATCTGGAAACCTTCTCTTGGTAGTGGGCTTTGCCAGACATAATCTGGAAAATCCACATATTGAATTATACCATTAATTGCCAGTTGAAGTCGCAAAGGATTTGTAATGCTTTGCTTTATCCCCTGATATTTTGGTACAAATACTGAATCAACTCCATTGAACTCACCACTAATATCATCTAGTGGAACAATCTCTGGAACACCTGCATTAAGAACTGAATCTACATAAGCCTTGTTTGCAGCATCTGTATTATTTGTTGGGGTTGGCACTGTTACTGTACTAGAAAATGTTGCGGTACCTGGAATTGACAGACTATTAAATGTTGATAATCCTGAAACACTTAAACTTGTAAGAGTTCCAAGTGAAGTTAGGCTAGATGCAGTTACACCTGCAGCAAGTGTTGAACCTGTTAGTGTTCCTGCTGCTGCTATAACCCCAGTAGTTACAGATCCATCTGCCATCAAGTATTGTGATGATGTCCCGCCTGATTTAACAAATGATGCTGCTGTTGCGTTTCCATCTTTGTCTATTTTTGCATATACTGTGCTTGCACTAAAATTAGTCCATTGCTGTAAATCAGAGGTTTGAGAATCACTAAATCTTCTTACAGATAGTGGAACATAGTTCGTGTTTGCTGCATAAACAATAACAGAAGAAGATGCATCAGAAAATACTGCTCTATTTGCTGTACCACCAACATTTTTAATTATTTTAATAAAATTTGTACCATCTGAACCAACGCTGCCAACACTTACATTGTTATTATCTTGATAATCAATAAATGTTCCTGCAGTTGCTGCAGCCTTAATAATAATACCAGTGCTAGAAGTTGCACCATTAATTGCAAGAGCAGTTACTCCCGTTGCAGGGGTTATTGTTTGTGTTGTTGTAAATACATTTGCGGTATTAAGTGTTGCAACAGTTCCTGAAGTTCCAGGGAATGTCATAGTTGTAGAATCAGTACCAGCCAAAGTCAATGTATTAGAAACTGTAAGCGTTTTAGATGTTGCTCCACCAGCGATTGCAAACCCAGTTCCTGAAGTTGTAGGAGTTAAACCAAGAACAACGGTTGGTGAAAGTACAGCAACATTATTAATCTTAAATACTTTACCAGTTACTAAGTTAAAATCTTGGTTTGATGTCCAGTTTGAGTTTGTGTTGTCCCAAATAATGCTTTTATCTGTTGTTCCCTTAAGAGTAATACCGCCACCATTTGCATTTGCATCTGTTGGAGAGGCAACGGAATTGAGTTCAAGGTTTGGATCATCAACGGTAATAGTAACTGAGTTAACTGTTGTAGTAGTTCCATTTACAGTTAAGTTACCATTGACAGTAAGTGTAGAGTTTGTATTACCAATATTAATTGAGTTAGCACCAGTTCCAGCAGTTGCAATATTAAC